TTGAATTTACCTAGACATTGCTGAATAGCATCTATAGTTTTGTTGCTGATCACTATCTCGTAGTGATTAAGTTCTAGTTCAACTAGGTCCATTCGCATTTTTGCGCTGGCAATATGAACGGCATCGGCAGACTTGAAGAAGGTACCAAATTCTCGATACAAGCCCGTGACATCCTTGCCGAGTTGCATAGCTGCCTTGATGCCCTTGACAGCTCCTTGGGCCATAGCAAATGCCGTGAATGGATCTATCATTGTGCCGATACCGCTACGAATAGTATGATGCAGATGTTTATCATTTGGAGTCTCTTTATATTTAAAGAGCCTACCAAAGATATTATATCAGTGTTTTATGCCATAAACACAGCAATAAATGCCATCAAGAAAATCAAAATGGCGCCTGTGATAGGCAGAACAATGTGCATTTTATGTACTACTTCTTCTGTTATATCTTTTTCTTCTGTCGGTTCGTGATCCATAGTACTTCCCATTAACTGCTATGTTTATTTAGTGGTAAAAAAATAGGATCCTAAGATCCTAGCTAGCTACTTGTCCTATTATACGCCGCCAGCCCGGCGAGTATTCTTAACTCCAATACCTAGATGAATCCAAGCTATCCCAATAGGCCTTGTTGTTGCGGTTGACAAAGTTCTTGATTAAGTACTTGGCCATCCCAAGATAGCCCATCTTCTTGAACCTACGACTATCCTGTCCAAAGTGATGGCGGAGGATTCTAAACTTTCTTGGACTGTACTTTCTAGATAGGAAGAAGTCCTCGGAAGTTGAAAACTGTTCAGGAAAGCCACCGAGCTCTTCAAAACGATCTTTACGAGTAAGCATGAATGCTCCGACGGCAAATGGAGAGAAATATTTTATTGTGTGGTTGATTAAGTTAAATGCGGTGAATCCAATCTTTGCTCGTAAGTCATTGTCATAGCATTTGATGTTTAGTCCGATGAGATCTAGGTTCTCAGACTCGATTAAATTGACAGCATCTTTAATCACAGTGCCTTTAAAGAACCGCACATCGGCATCAATGAATAGAATGTAAGGAGTAGTCACTAGCTGTGCTCCGCTGTTCTTGGCTATAGAAACAGGACCACCTTCGATGATTTCGACCTGCAATGCGCCTTTGTTATCTTGTATAACTTGCCTAGTACTATCAGTAGAGCAGTCAGCTATGATAACTCTGGTATCACCTATATCTTGGTCGCGTAGAGCATCTAACAAATGATGTATATAGTTTTCCTCATTCTTACAAGGTACCACAATGGTAATGGTATCACTTAATTTCATTGTTTCTTGCATTGACCTGTTACCTTAAAATTTTTAAACTTTAGTTGCCACTGGATCGTGTTTAGAGCTTGCTCGCAACTCTGTTGGTCCGGAAATTGCATCTCCACTCTCCCTGGCTGATCGGTTGGGTCGTTTACGTGCATTGCTATTAGTATCAGTATCCACATCGTCGCTCTCCTTGGTCCAAGTTACAATTTCCCAACGGCCACAGTGATGTTCTACCAGTGCTGTGCATGATTCAACCCAGTCGCCGTCATTCATATACACAATGCCATCTATCTCTTTGATCTCTGCATGATGTATATGTCCACATATAACACCATCAAATCCTCGCTTCTTGCAGTAGGCCACTAGGTTCTTTTCAAACTGGAATATAAAGTCCACAGCCTTCTTAACTCGTGCTTTGAGATATTGGCTAAGGCTCCAGTAGCCAAAGCCCATACGATGCCGGATCCAGTTAAATTTACTGTTAGCAGATAGGATAAAGTCATATGCCTTATCGCCTAAGAATGCCAACCAGGGCGCTAGTCTAGTAATACCATCAAACAGATCGCCGTGTGTGACTAGGTAGTGTTTGGTGTCTACACCTATGTGTTCAAATTGATTAACAACTTCTACATTACCAAAGTTAATACCATAAGGCATAAGAGGTCTTAGAAATTCATCGTGATTGCCTGCTACGTAGATTACTCGTGTGCCACGTTTAGCGTGTCCAAGTATACGTCTTACAACGTTGGTATGACTCTGCTTCCAACGCCATTTGTTTTGTTGTATACGCCAAACATCTAATATATCTCCCACGAGATAAAGTGTTTCGCATGTGTTGTGTTTAAGGAAATTGTTGAGTTTGTCTGCTTGACTATCTCTAGTGCCAAGGTGAACGTCAGAAATAAAAATACTGCGATAAGTTTTTAGCATAGTGCTAATATTTATCGCAGCATCGATTACAGTTTGATTACAAAATTAAATTTATTTTGTAGCCGTAAAAAGGTGCTCACTTTAAGATATCATTCCGGAGCACGACTTCCTTAATATCTAGCCCAGCAGCCGGGCAACCCAAAAGCAACGCAAGCGTTCCTAAGGTAGGGTATTCTATTTTATAATAACAGTGGTGTTTTCACGCATTGTATTTATATTGCTTTCTCAGTGTCTTCGCCTTTCTTCCAACCTAACAGGTATTCAGCTTTCCAATCGTTCTGAGCAAACGATTTGAGATCCTGCCACTGTGTTCTTTCCTTCCAAACACGATTAGCAGCATCTTGCCAGTCATTGTGGCGGATGGCATATTCTACATTAAACATACGAGTGTTAAAGTAATCGTAGTCATTGCTGTCGAACTCTACGTGCAGGACTTCAAACACAGTTCCACAAGGTGCTACTGCATCCAGTGCAAAATCGAATCCCCACTTAACGCGAGTTCGTAATAGATAGTCAGCGGTAGGCACTGTAGCTTTTAATTTTTCTAACTGTCTTTGAGCTCCATCGCTATAATTACAACGGCATAGAAACATTGCGTGATCTAATATAAGTCCTAGGTCATCTCGTTCTAGATAGAACCACGGTTGTTGCCAGCAGCAATGATTTAGTATAGGTATATCTATAGGATAATTCATAGCAGCGTAAAACTTCTGTTCTGCTTGATTCAGTTCAAAACCATCTTTGTCGTAGTATTGGAAATCGTTAGGCTGCAGATCGACTGGATTGGTACAGACAGGATTAGATATTAATGTTATGTCTTGTCTAGCAAACAAAGTTATTCCCCCTATTGTTGCGTGTTAATCCTTGGCAGTTTTAGCAGCATCTTTCCATGCCTGTGCTGTAGGAGATCCTGGAGCACCTTGCTTTCTACTGGTTCCGGCCTTCTTGCGTTTGTTTACATTATAGTAAAGACCTTTCTTAGCAGCCTCGTGCATACCGAAGTTGCCTTGCATACGCACTTGTTCTATATCGTTTTTTTCTGCGTAGTAGTCTACATACAGGGCTAGCTTGAAATCTAATATAGTTAACCCTTTAACGTCAAAGGTACTTGTCTTAACTGTGACTTCCGATACATCTTGTGTGACTTCTGCAAAGTGATCCAGCTTCTCTGACAGTCTGTTAACAAAACCCACAAACTCTAGTGCAAGTCTGTGATCTTTGGCCACGTACTTGGCCTGAAGTGTGAGGTGATCTAGCATTTCCCAGTCTGGTAGGTATTGTGATTTTAAATCGTTAAGGTCGTCGTTCTTGGGCACAAATTCTTCTATGCCTTTGCTGCGAAACTTGCCTTCTACTATATCCATAAGGTCTCGAATGTTCATTGTGTTCGGTCCTTGTTGTCAATAGAGCCGCCTGCTACCCATGCACTACAGGCTCGGGTACCTGCACACTTAAAATGTAAAAAATTACAGTATCCTAGGTCCGCTTTGTGTATTGATGCCATAGCATCTACTGCCTTGTCGTCGCCTTGGATCCCAGATTCTATACAGGCCCACATAGTGTCTGATACATCAAAGGAAGAACAGTTTTCACACTTCATTGTCTTGGCAGTCTTTTCGTCTATGTGCCATTGCTTGGCCGCTTCTTTCCAGTAATTGCCTGGCTCTGCCGGATTGGCTGGACCGTAATGGTGGTTATCTATAGCATTCTGACGATTCTTTAAATTAATATCAATATCGTGTGTGGCAATAGGACAGCCTTTGTTAGCTGCTTCTACTATGTTTATATACTTTCTATACATAATTTTCTCTCTTAGTTGTAGTCGCGTTGAACATCAGTTGCTTGACATTCAAAGCATCCGCATTCAGTACAGTCACATCCGTCAGTCATACAACTGGTTCGCTAGGTGCTTTGCTGCTTTGATCATCATAAGCACTAGCCACACCTGCTACTTTCTTTAGTAATTCGTGTTTTTGTTGTAGTGCAGGGACCATTACTGGTTCGTCATCT